GTAATGGTTTATATTATGATTTAGAATATGAGAATGTTCACGTTGAATCTGCAGTAAAAGCTAATGCAATAGGTATTGAAATAAATCGTAGATCTAAAAGATTAGGTTGTAGTGCGTTGAAAGATTTATTAGAGAATAATAAACTGAAAGTTGTCGATGAACAAACAATATTAGAAATATCTACATTTGAAGCTAAAGGCCAAACATTTCAAGCTTCAGTGGGTAATAATGATGATTTAGTTATGAATTTAGTATTATTTGGTTATTTTGTGTCTTCAGCATACTTTTCAGATTTAACTGATATTAATATAAAAGATATAATTTTTAATCAAAAAATGAAAGAAATTCAAGACGATATTGTACCTTTTGGATTTATAGATGATGGAAGTGAACACATGAAACAAATAGAAAAAGCAGATGATCCGTGGCAGATAGAGTATGATAGAGACTTGTAGTATTATAAAATGAAAATTTTAGTATTAGGATCTTCAAATAGCAATAGGCCGCCGTGTAAATGCTGGCCATATTATATTGCTGAACATTTTGATATACATGTCAGAAATGCAGCATTTAGAGGTATAAGCTCAGAACACATATATGACATGTATATTGCAAATAAAGAATATGTGCCAGATTTAATCTTAGTGGATATTCCACACTGGAATAGAAGTCACATAGTTTTATCAGAAGATGTAAAAAACATAGAAATCAGCACTATCAACGATATAACTTCTAAATACCAAGAAGTAGTATACAAACCATTAGACGGATTGGTTCCTATTGGTGGTCCGCCAATGCCAAAACTAAAAAATTATACAAAATGGCTTAAAAGCACAATTGTTTCTGAAAATAATATAAATTTATATCAAATTTATAAACGTAGAGTAAAAGATAAAGAAAATTTCGACATTGTAATAAATACTTTAAATGAAATGTCTCATTCTTCTTACTATAAATATAAGGCATTTAAAGATATTTTGCTATTAAAATGCACTGTTGATATTCCTATTAAATTTATTCATGCTTCGGGAGATAATGAATCTATAGATATTCCAAAAAATGAATTTTTATGCGAAAATCCATATTTTTGGATTAAAAAAAATTTTACTGATTTTGAAAACATGTTTGAAAACGAGTGGTCTGATAATGATCAGATTTTAGCACATTATACAGAAGAGACACATAAACTTATTTCTCAACAATTATTTATTCCGGCTATTCAAAAGCTTATACACAATATGCAAAACTCAAATATTATAAATAACAATAATTGAACAATCGTATTATGAAACTCGTAATTAAAATAAAGGAATAATAAAATGGCACTATTTACACCATCGGAATCACCCGCGGTTGTTGTCAAAGAAATAGATCTGACTGGAGGCGTGCCTAATGTCCAGTCAACTACAGGCGCAATCGTAATAAATTCAAGGTGGGGGCCTGCTGAAGAACGAAAATTAATCGCTAATGAGACTGAGCTCATAGATACGTTTGCTTCACCAGATTCTTCCACTACATTCTCATTTCACGAAGCGGCTATGTTTTTGAAGTATTCAAGTTCGCTTCAAGTTGTTAGAATACTCAACGACTCTTGCTATAATGCTGTATCAACTACTGGACAAACACTGGCAGCTGAAAATGATGGGCTTCCTACCACGATACAAGTAAAAAATTCAGCGCATTTCAATTCACAGCGATCAGGATTAGATTCAGATCAACTTACATTTGTAGCTAAATACCCAGGAGCTCTTGGAAATAGCTTACAAGTTTCTATGTGTGGATTCGATTCAGGCAACAATGCATTTGATGCTTGGACATACAAAGGCGAATTTGATGCTGCACCAGGAACGTCGTCATACGCTTCAAACCTAGGAGCTAAAAATGATGAAATTCATGCTGTAGTTGTCGATAAACAAGGCTTATTCACAGGCACAAAGGGCACAGTACTTGAGAGATACGCATTTAACTCATTAGGAAAAGATGCTAAAAATACTAATGGAACAACGAATTACATAAAAGATATTATAAATGAAAATTCTAAATATGTTTGGTTTGTTGGTTTTGACTCAAATTACTCTAGTACGTTAGGAGATGCTGGAACTTATTTTACTAGTGCTGCAGCAGGAACTACTATTGACAGCGGAGACAATTTTGCTCGAGTGCATTTGACAGATTCAGATCAAGCTTTAACTAGTGAATACGATTTTACTGGTGGAACTAATGTTAAAAATAGTTCTCTTACAACTGGAAAGTTTCAAGCTGGATTTGATCTATTCGAAGATAAAGATCAAGTAGAAATTGATTTCTTAATAGCACCAGACTTTACTAATAGAGATAATCACGTAACTATTGTTAATGATCTTGTAGCTACTGCTCAATCATTGCGAAAAGATTGCGTAGTTGTAGCATCACCATCAACAGCTGATGTGGTTAATAGAACATCTGCATCTGACATAGTGACTGAAATTGTTACAACAGCAGATAGATTAACTAAATCTTCATATTTAGTAATGGATGGAAACTTTCTTAAGGTATATGATAAGTTTAATGATCAATTTATCGAAATACCTGCAGCATCATCTACTGCTGGAATAATGGCAGCTACAGATCTCAATAGAGCACCATGGTTTTCTCCTGCAGGATCAAGGCGAGGACAGTATTTAGGAATTACTAATATTTCATTTTCACCAACAAAAGGACAAAGAGACACTCTTTATAAAGCTGGTGTAAATCCAATAGCAAATATTCCAGGTGCTGGTGTAATATTATTCGGTGATAAGACAAAGCTTGCAAGACCTTCTGCATTCGACAGAATTAATGTAAGAAGATTGTTTTTAGTTCTTGAAAGAGCAATATCAAGAGCTGCAGAGCAAGTACTCTTTGAATTCAATGATGAATTTACAAGAGCAGAGTTCGTCAATATTATTGAACCAGTACTAAGAGAAGTCAAAGGTAGACGAGGTATTACCGACTTCAGAGTAGTAGCAGACGCTACAAATAATACTGCGGAGGTAATTGATAGAAATGAATTTAGAGCAGACATTTTCATTAAGCCTGCACGTTCTATTAATTATGTCACATTAAACTTTGTAGCCGTAAGAACTGGTGTAGACTTCGAAGAAGTCGTCGGTACGGTTTAAGGAGGTAAAAAATGGCAGTATTAGGCGTAGATGATTTTAAATCAAAGCTAAGAGGTGGTGGGGCTAGACCTAACCTCTTCAAAGCTACAATAAACTTTCCGGGTTATGCAAATGGAGATCCAGAACTGACATCTTTCCTCTGTGAAACAGCTCAGTTACCAGGGTCAACACTTGGTCAGATAATTGTACCTTTTAGAGGTAGACAATTAAAAATGGCCGGTGACAGAACATTTGACGTATGGACAGTTACAATAATCAACGACACAGATTTTGCTATCAGAAATCCAATGGAGAGATGGATGAACGGTATGAATGCACACAGTGCAAATACAGGTCTTACAACTCCTGTTGCATATGAAGCAGATCTATTTGTTGAGCAACTCGATCGATCAGGTGATGCTCTTAAAAAGTACACATTCAGAGGTGCATATCCACAAGATATGTCTCCAATTGAACTGAATTATGGAACAAATGATGAAATCGAAAGATTTACAGTATCATTTGCTTACCAGTACTATGAGACTGACACTACAACTTAAGTAATAAATAGTAGGAGAGCGAAAGCTCTCCTATAACTTAAAGGAATTATTATGGCAGACGGTACACTAAAATTATTTGGTTTTGAAATAACGAGAACGAAAGATAAGAAAGCGATTAAATCTGTCGTTCCGCCGCGTGACGATGACGGTGCCGGTTATGTAAGTTCAAACACTTACGGTTCACATTATGGTCATTACATCAATATGGATGGTGATGACTCAAAAGACAATGTTCAGTTAATATTAAAATATCGTGGTTCAGCAATGCATCCTGAAGCAGACGCTGCCATTGAAGATATTGTGAATGAAGCAATAACTTCAAGTGATATGAAACCAGCACTTACACTAAATTTAGATAGAGTGCCAGTAAGTACTTCAATTAAAAAACAAATTCTGGAAGAGTTTGACAACATATATAATATGTTAAATTTTAAAGAATTAGGACACGATATATTTAGAAGATGGTATGTTGATGGTAGACTATATCATCATTTGGTTGTTGATGAAAGTAATTTAAGTGCAGGTATTCAAGAGATAAGATATATTGATTCTGCAAAAATAAGAAAAGTAAAACAAGTAAAGAAGAAAAAAGATCCGGCAACTGGTGCATCTTTAGTAGAAAAGGTTGATGAATTTTACTTATTCCAGGAAAAGCCTGGATCACAGTCAAATGCAATAAA